TGGTGTTGATCAACAGCGTGGTTCATCAGATCATCGCTGTGCAGACGACTGAGCAGGACAACACGGCGATCACCCATGAGCTGATCCTGAGGGCCTGACCATGCCGCGCGAGATCCGGGTTGATCAGATTGGCGGCCTGCTTAAAAAACAAGTGGGCCAGCTTGTCAAAGCATCAACGCTTGAATGGGAGGCTCGCGTCAAACAGGAGACGCCTGTAGGCGAAACAGGCAACCTGCGGAACGGATGGCGCAGTGACCTGAAAGGTTTTTCCGGTGTTGTAGAGAACCGCGTGGAATATGCGGAGCCTGTTTGCTATGGCACCAGTCTGCCGCCTAGCTGGAAGGGTGAATACAAAACCAGGCAAGGCACGGTCCCAGGTTTTCCTGATCGCATTGCAAAAGAACTTGAGCCTTGGATTAAGGCCGAGTATGAAAGGATCAAACGGCAAGGCTGATGGCTGCTGCAGACTTAAACACCATTCGATCCACGATTGAAGGCAGGCTGGCCACTGAGCTTGCGGACAGCCCTGTGCTGCCGGTGGTGTTCCACAACATGGCCTATGAGCCGACCCCAAACTCATCTTGGGTGCAGTGCTTAACGAGCTTTGGTGCCGGTGAATACTTAGGCCAAGGTCTAACCAGCAACTCCCAAAACAGGATCGTCGGTCTTGTCTTGATCAATATTTTCACGCCGCAAGGTGCTGGACCTGGCGCAAATTATGTGATTGGAAAGCGTGTCCGAGACCTTTACAATAGGGTGATCGTGTCGGGGGTTTTCTTCGACGCTGCTACAGGTCCAGAGGCACTGGCTTCCCCAGCTCCCGAGGGCTATTTTCAAACACAGGTCCGTGTGACCTTTGAATCCATCGAGGAACTCTGACCATGGCCACCCTTCGCGGAGAACAAGGCGCAGTCCAGTTTGAAACTGGTTCTGGCTCACTTGCAACGGTTGTAGGCACCCGCAGCTGGAGCCTGACAATCACCAAAGAAACTTACGAAACCACCGATCACGGGGACACGTTCCGCAATGTCGTCAAAGCTAACGACGCCACCGACGCAAGTTTTGAGCTGTTTACTACCGGCACCTCAACCGGCACTGACAGTCTTGCTTTTGGCGGCATCATCACTGACATGGAAATCACTTCTACAGTCGGTGAATTGGTTGTTGTCAGCTGCAACTTTGTGACCTCCGGCACTATCACTTCTAACCTTCAGTGATAAGGCTATAGTTTGAACGTTCGTTCAAGCTATTAAATGCCTGCTAAAAATCGCACTGTGGATTTGCTGGTTGAGGCATTTGACCTTAACCAGCGCCGCAAGTTCGAGCTGAAAAATGCAGCCGGTGATGTAATCGTCGAGCTGTACTTCAAGCCAATCACGCGCGCAGATCGTAAAAAGGCGCAGAGCTTGGCTGGCACTGACGAAGCTTTGGACATCAGCACTCACATGCTGTGTCAAATGGCTGAGCTTGAAGATGGCACTAAGGCGTTTGCCTCTGCCGATGCGGCCAAGCTGCAACGTCAGCTACCTGAGTCTGTGCTGAATGATGTTGAGCTGTTCTTGTTCGGCCTTAATCAGGATGCTGACCTGGATGAGGCAAAAAACGATTAAGGCAGGACAGCTGGCTCAACTTTGAGTTTTTTCTGGCCTGCGAACTGGGGATGACCGTCAGCAGGCTTCGCACGGAACTGACCGATGCGGAGCTTGTTCATTTTGCTGCGTTCTATGAGGTGAAAGCTGAACGGGAAGAAAAGGCAATAGATCGCGCAAAAATGCGACGGCGGTAGACTTCAAGGAACGCTGAAGTGCAGCCGTGGCAGTCGCCAACATTGAGCTAAGGGTCACTTCCAAGCAAGCGGTCCAGGCGCTGAACAGCGCCAACACCGCAGCAAAGAAGCTGAACGACACCTTGGCTCGATCGCAAGGCGCGATGAAGAGCACAGGCTCAAGCCTTCGTGGTTTGGGCAAGGCAGGATTTGCGGCGGCGAACGGATCAAAGGCCGCGTCTGCTGGCCTTAAGTCTGTTGGTGTTGCAATAAAAACTGCCCTTGGTCCTATCACGGCAATCATTGGTGGCGTTGCATCTTTGGGCGCTGCCTTTCAGGTGCTTGCCCAGCAAGACTTTGCAGAAGCCAAGGTCCGTTCACTTGGTGTTGATAGCGATGAACTAACTAAGCGTCTATCTGGTGTCAGCCGTGAGCTGGCAGGCCAGGCAAGCGTTGTTGAATTGACAGGCGCGGCCTACGACGTTGCGTCTGCTGGCTTCACTAATGCAGCCGATGCCGCGAACATTTTGAAGGCGGCTAGCCAGGGCGCAACTGGCGGATTCAGCGACATCAACACAGTCGGAGATGCAACAACATCTGTTCTTAACGCTTACGGCTTAGAGGCAGACAAGGCGGCCAAGCTGGTTGATGGATTCATCCAGACGCAAAACGACGGCAAAATTGTCATTGGCGAATATGCGGCCAACATCGCAAAGGTGGCCCCAGTGGCAGCAGCTTTGGGTGTGCCGCTTGAAGAGGTCAATGCTGCCGTGGCTCAGATCACGGCTGGCGGCCAAGGCGCAGAGGTTACGTTCACTGCACTGAAGACAGCCTTCGCCCAGGTGGCGGCGGGCAAGGTAGGCGATGAGTTCAAAGACTTAGGAATAACGATCAACAGTTCAACGCTGGCCTCTGAAGGCTTGGCGGGGACATTGCAAAAAATCAAAGACTCAGGGGCGGACGCTGGAACAGTTATCAAGGCATTTGGTACAGAGGCTGGGCCTTCAATCTTGGCCCTGCTTAACGACACCGAGAAGTTCAACAAGCTATTAGAGAATCAAAAGAACGCTCAGGGTGCAGCGGCTGCGGCAGCCTTTGAGGCCAGCGATACCATCAACGGTGCCCTCAAGCGACTGCAGACAGCGTTTACAAATATCTTTGCTGATGGGTCTGAGCTTGGCTTGCTGTTAAAAGGCACCTTTCAAGTGGCTGCCGTCACTGTCGAAGTGTTTGGGGCAGCGTTGAAATTAGTGCTGGCTCCTATCCGTGGGCTGGTCTCTGGTGTTCAAGCGTTTTTCAAAGAGCTTGCCCCGTTTGGGGAAAACATCAATTTGGCCTATGAGCTTGAAAAAGGTTTCCAGGCAGTGATGCAAGGCGTGAGCTTTGCCACTGATGTAGTTAAGGGCTTGTTCACGGTCATCGGTGAGAGCACCGCCAACGCCATCGGCAATGTTTTGAACATGGCTGCCAACATTAGGCAAGGCGTGATCGGCGTGTTTACAGGGCTCGGGGAGACTATTAAGTCCACGCTGGCCAATCTTTACGATCAACTGCCAGGCCCCATCAAATTTATTATTGAGCAGGCGGCAAAAGGTTTTCAGGCTGTCAAAAGTTTTTTAGGTCAAGCAGTTTCAGGCGTAGCCGAGAAGGTCTCTGGCGTGGCTGTGGAGCTTGCTGCGGTTGGTGGAGGAGTGCAGCAGCAACAACCTGGCGCTCAGCCTGCAGCTGCGAACGCAATTCAACAGACCAACAATGCGTTGGGGGGCGGCAGCAAAGAGACAAAAACAACAAAAGGTAAAACTTCATTGCAGCAACAGCAAGAGGCTGCTGAGAAGCTGACTAAGAGCCTGGAAAATCAGCGAGTTCTTGCTACGGCTATGACTGAAGATGAGCGAGCAATGCTGCAGCTCAAAATTGATAAAGCCAACATTGATGAGAAATTCCCTTTACTTGCAGAAGCAACAAGAGACAAGCTGAAAGAACAGCTTGAGGCGGTTCACGGACAAAAGCAGGTTACGGATGACTTGAAGGATGCGGAGCAGAAGCGACAAGACGCCGCTGACGCAGCCGCCAAGAAAGCGCAGGAAGACGCCCAGAAGCTCAAAGAGTTCCATGAGCAGATTGGCTCGACCATTCAGGCTGGTCTGGTTCAAGGCATCCAAGACGCCATCACAGGTGCCAAGTCCCTCAAGGAATCGTTCTCCGGCATCCTCAAGCAGCTGGGCGGAATGTTCCTGAACGCAGGTATCGGCGGGCTTGGCAAGTCTTTGGGCATCCCTGGTTTTGGAATGGCAGAAGGCGGCTACGTCAGCGGCCCTACGCCTGCCCTCGTCGGTGAAGGTGGTGAGCCTGAATACGTCATCCCGTCTTCCAAGATGAACGAAGCCATGGGACGTTATGCCCGTGGTGCTCGCGGTGGTGCTGTTATTCCTGACGGCCCAGGTGGTGATGGTTCAGCCGGTATGGCTAGCGGCGGCGGCACTATTGACGTGAGCTACAGCGTTGAGCGAATCAACAATGTCAACTACGTCAGTGCTGCAGAGTTTGAGCGCGGCATGGCGCAGGCTGCAAAACGTGGCGCAGAGATGGGCCGTCGC